ACCGTTAGAGGTTACAACGTGCACTTTTTCGAGACTAGTAGAAAGTGTAAATAGTTCGTTTTGCCCCCCCGTTAGGTTTTTAATCTTAATAAAATAATACTCATAGTCTCCTATAGTATGCGAGCTACTTACGTTAACGGGGTCTACCCCCGCAAACAGTACGGCGTTGCTCTTAAAATTGTACTCTAGTATTTCGCTAGTAGTACCCCTAGAGCCCGTTAGGTTGCCCTCGCTCGTTCCGTCTATTATCGGTTGCCACGTTGTTAGGTATTCGTTACCCCCGTAGTCTATATTACCTTGTTGTAGTTCTGTAGCACTATACCACGTATAACCGTTAGAGACTAAAGTAGCTATAGGCGGGGTAGGTGTTTGGTAGTTCCAACTTGTTATAAGCTCGTACGGTATGTTACACGCTTGGCTCTCGTTAATACCCTCTATAGTAATTACAGTTGACCACCCTACTACTCGGTTATTATAGTTACCCGTTATAGGTTGGCAACTTAAAGCGTTACCCGTTAGCTTAGTCTCGGGGGTTACTATGCTACTACCTTTTAAAAACTCGGTTTGTAGGTCTTGTAGTATTTGTAGCGTATTAGATAGGGCGTACTTTTCGTTAGTCTTAGCGTCGCCTTTGTCGTCTATTACCTCTATTAACATTATATTAATGTCGTAGCTTATTACCCTCTCGTCTATGTTTGCACCCGTTACGCCAACGTGCAATAGTGGGTACTCTGTAATTTTCTCTAGGTCGGCGTCGTCTATATCGCCAAAACTAAAGCTATTTATTTGGGTGTGCTTATTAGCTACCTCTTTAAAATACTCTATTATTCCGTTGTACGTTATCATTTTTACGCTTGCGTTTTGTTTCTCTTGCTTTGTCTATATCGTAGCTTAGTTTAGTTAAGCATTGCCTAAACGGTAGCTTTGTTATTTGGTCGTACTTACTTACGTCGCTATTAGCTAGCCCGTCTATTATGCCAAACCACCCGTAAGATCTGGCAACTTCGCTACTTTCTCCGTCTCCGCCTCCGCTACTATAGAGGCTTGGAAAGTTTGCAAGCACTCGCCCCCTAAACGATAAAAAAAAACCGTTAAGCCGTTTACTACGTCCATATTAACCGCCTTAAATTTCTCGGCTTGGTCTTGGTGTTTAGTCTCGTAGGGCTCTATATTATACTTGCCGTTTTTCTCTTTGATAATAGGTCTATATAATACCGCTAATACTTTGTGAAAGCCTTGTATTTTTTCTTTGCTAAACTCTTCTATGTCTACATACTCGCCGAACGTCATACTATCGAGGTTAGGGTGCATACCATACGTTACACCGTCTAGCTCTATTTTGTTTATTATGCTCTTATTTAGCTCTACCTCTATTAGCTTGTTTAAACTATTGTATACTTTCTTTAAGTCCTCAAGTTTAAAGCGTTCTACTACCTCGGTAGGCACGTCGCAAAACGCACTAATAGTATTATATATTACGTCGTTAGGCTCTTTACTTTCGCTAGTACCTACGTAGTTTTGGTAGCTCCCTAGCTTGACCTCGCCCCACGTTTGGGGTATTTTTAGCGTTACTTGTTTTTTCATTCCTATATATACAAAGGTTAATTTTTGTAAAAGTTGTTAAATTATAGCGTAGTCGCCGTAGTTACCTTTTACGTCGTACCAACAACGCATTATAATAGCGTCGGCAAAATCGGGGCTACGTCCTAGCTTGCTCTTAATTAGGTCTTTACTTTCTATAGCTAGCTTTTGCGTGTCCTTGTCTATCTTGTCCCGTTTAACTACCTCTAACTCTTCTATAATCTCTTTACGGTATTTAGTGTTAGTTATAAATATCCTACCATTGTTTACCTCTTCGGCAAATTTATAGTAGCATTGCGTTTTTAGGTTTTGGTAGTTCTGCCCTTTTAGAGCTTTCGACCCGTTTACAAATGATACGCACCCGCTTAACATATCTACCACACCACCCCCGACCCCGTCGGCGTCTATTACTATTTTACTCAAGGGTACGCTATACTCGTTAGCCATTTGTTTAATACGGTCTACTAGTTCGGTTATAGTGTTCTTATCTATTTTTACTATTTGCTCTAAGCGTTTACCGTTCCATAGACATATAATACTTTTATCACTACCTAACCTAGCGACGTCTACGCTTATATACTTACTACCCCCCTCTATAAAGGTATTAGTAAATAGGTCGCCTAGAGCGTTATAATCGAATAGTAGGGCGTCGTCGTCTGCGTATTCCCAATTACCAAAGAGTAGCCTAGACTTTGTTAGAGGGTCTAGCTTTTCTAGTTGGGCTATATAGTGCGGGCTTATATACTTGTTATCGGTAGCTAAAGCCTTTACAAATTTGCGGTATTCGGGTAGCTTGTCCTCGAGGCCTGGACGGTAGTACTTTGTATATAGCCACCCTTTAGAGGGGTTACACGTTAGTAGTATCTTAGGTATTAGGTCGTACTCTGTTAGCTTGTAACGTATTCTACTCTTTAGTATATCTACTGCCTTTTCGGTTACCTCTGCTACCTCGTCTATAAAAGCGTCGGTAATTTCTAGCCCCCCTAGGCTTGTAAATTCGGGGTCGCTTGGTTGTTTAAATAAGTCCTTTAAATATATTATAGAACCATTGCTAAACATTATAGTACTATCGTGGGCGTTATACCTAAAGTCTTTATTCGGCTCAAGCCCTACTAGTTCAGCCATTTCAAAAAATGTATTTAATGTAGTGGCTTTTAAGTTCTTTAAAACCGACCGCCCTATAACCGACCTAGTACCCGCATATTTAAGCCGTCTAAATATTTGCCATAAACACCCTAGGGCACTCTTACCACTACCCGCCCCACCGCCATAAAGTAGCTCGGTGGTAGTTTCGTCCTCTAATAGCTTTAACGCTCTTAGTTGTTTCGGGAATAGTTTAATATTTACGGCGTCGGTTTGCACGTTTGCGGGTTTTACGGGTTTTGCGGGTTCTCTTACTCTTGCTCGTCCTCGGTACTCGATATATTAATAGTTACTTGTCGGTCTTGTATTTCGTGCTCTATCTCTTGGCGTTGTAGTTTAGGTACTACAAACTCGCTCATTTTTAGTATTATGTTTAGGGCTTTCTCGGGGTCGTCCTCTGCTACGTCTTGTAACCAAGTCGCTATATTATCTAGGTTACCCTCTACGAGCTCTTTAAACGCCTCCCGTATTTCGTGGGTAGCCTTATTAGGTTTACCTTTTCTACTACCCGCTAAATTATTGCCTACTTTAAAACTCATAGTATACTAGTTATTTGTGTCTCTTTGTGTCTCTTTGTCGTCTTGTTGCCTTACTACGTCGTATAGCATAGGGTCAAGCTCTTGTATTTGTTTCTCTATTTCTAGCCACTCTTTAGCGGTTGCCTCTTCGCCTATATCGAATTTGCTACCCGTTCCTAAACTAGATACGTTTATAGAGTTTTTATGTAGTAGCTTATCTACCTTTTGCCGTACCTTTTTGTTAGTGTAGTATTTAGGTCTCTCTCTATTTTTCATACTGTTCTATAATTTGTTGTAGGTCTATTAGATATTTAGATACACACGGGGGGCAACTCGAGGGCTTAGCATTGCTTTTTAAATACTTTTTATGTAGCGTTGCTATTAGTTGGTTTTGTTCTCTTGTTACCTTGTCTACGGTCTTACCTAGTAGCTCTTTAAGTTTTTTATATTCCAGATCAGTGAGAGCGAAAGCGTCCGCCCATTTATTTAGCGGGCAACGTGCATACCTTAACCTAGCCTTAACGTCCATAAAGCACCCGCAGAGTTTATACTCTTGTTTTTTATACTTTATTGTATCGCCTTTTATTGGTGTACCACAAGTACGGGTAGACTTTTTAAAGTACTTACACTTGCTACAAGTGTTTAGCCTCTCGTTAATTGCGTCAGTTGGTGCAAACATTTACTAATAGTTTTAAGCGTTTCTTTACTTTTCTTACTGTATTAAAAATAGATATTTTAGGTATACCCGTCTCGTTACTTAACTCGTTATAGGTTAGGTTACCCTCATAGTATAATAAAAAAATATTGCGTTCGTAATAGTCAAACGTATTTAGTGCTTTGTCTACCCTCTCTTTTAACTTAGTCGTATAGTTTGGGGGTATGTCGGTAGAGTTTTCGTATAGTAAATACTCTAGGTTTTCTATATCGTTGTTTATTTTGTTCTTATTATATAGTATTTGCTTGCGGTAGAATTGACTTTTTTTAGATAGCACCCGTACCGCTACTATTTTTTTGAGGTAGTTAAGCCCTCCGCCCTCGGCGTATATCCATAGTAAGCGGTTACTATCACTAGTAAGTAATTGTAGGTATACGTCTTGCGTTACGTCCTCGGCTAGTTGCTTACACCGTGTTAGTGGTGTGGCAAACCTTACGAGCTCCGTAAAGTGCTTATATAACGCCTCTATTATAGTCTCTTTTTTAATGGTCTTAGCTTTAAACGGGTACTACATATAGCTAGCCTTTGCTTTTCGTTCTTATATTCGCTAGTCATTACCTCGTCAGTCATACAACGGTCAATAAATTGCTTGTTTGTTTCGCTTGGTTTAGGCTTTGGTATAGGCATAGGCGTATAGTTTTTGGTTATTGTAGGTAGTCGTCAATAGCTTGTAGTGTAGCGTCGAGGTCTGTACAAACGAGGGCTTTGTAACCTTTGTCGTTAAGTATCTGTAATACTTTTTTTTGGTTTGTGCTTGCATAGTTACCTTTTACTTTAAGCTCTAGGGCTAGACCGTGGTACTGTACCCCGTCTATAGTTCTAGGCTCGTAAATAAATAAATCGGGAAAACCGCTTTTGTACCCGCTTAGTTTTGTCTTAGTGCGTTGGCTTGGGTATTTCTGGTATTGCCCACCCGCCGAACCGTTATAAAATATACCTTTATACTGTAGGTCTAAATATATACATACGGTTTTTTGTAGCTCATACTCTGTACTTTTGTAGCTCATACTCTATACTTTTACGACCCGCACTCTTCACAATCTTCGGTGTCTAAGTTGCACGCCTCGGGTTGGTCTTTGTCGGTAAGCTCGTCGCAATACTCATTTATTAAGTCTTTAGCCTCGTCGCTTTCTACGTTACGCTTGTACCATTTCTTAGACCTTACTACGTTAGGCTTCATAGCGTCGTTAATTTCTTTTTGTGTTATCTGTATTTTTTTCATAGGGTATATTACTACAATTTTTATTCCTATCCAATAGCCTAACTACCAAAGTTTTAAACAAAAAAAAACCCTACCGATTAGGGTAAGGGTTTAATATATAAATTGTACTAGGTGTTAAACTGCAAAATGTTGTTTTTGCTTGGTAGTGCCAAACATAGCACCTCCGCCGTTTCCCTCGTAGTCCATAGACGGGTAGAGCTTTGTACCGTTCTCTAGTACTATTACTATTACGTGAGCGTCTGCGTCCCAATATTGGGCTTTTAGTTCTAATCTAGTCATAGGTCTAACGGCTTTAATACGTTGCCCCTCTAGTTGTATCTCTATCTCCATTTTTTTAGCGGTTATTGTTTATAGTTCCTTTGCCCGCCTTGTCCCATATCGTACTAGTATGTACGTTATAGGTAGTAAACATAAAGGTAATACTAGGGAAAAGGTTTTTAAGCTCGTCTTTAAATTCGATTAGCTCGTCCTCGTCAAACGCACAAGGCGAAACGGGGTAGAACTCGTTAGGGTCGTCCTCAAAGCTACCGTTTTGGTTTAGCGGTGTAACATATAGTACGTTGTCCTCTACCTTGTAGACGCTCCCGTAGTTTTCCGATACTCTTATAGTCTTTTTCATATTAGGCGTTAAGTGTTTCTAAATCGTGTATAATCTCGTTAGCGTAGTCCTCGGGTACACTATTAACTATTGCGTATACCTCGCCCTCTAGCATTTCGTTACTTACGTCGTCGTTTTCTGCTAACTCTATAATAAGTTTAGCAATCTTACGGGCTTTTGTTGTAGTCATTTGTTTAATTGTTTAGTTAATAATATCCCAAATGTAAAAAACTTTTTACGTTTAAAGCAATTTACGGGTATATTTTTTTAAATAGCTCGACTAAAACCTCTACGCTAATACTATTACCCGCCATATTATAGAGCCGTGTATCTGAAAGCCCCGAGGCTTTAACTTTGTTATACTCTTGGTCATTAAAACCCATTAGCCTAAAGCACTCTATAGGGGTTAGTCGCCTAGGGTTACCGTTAGGGTCTCTTACGTACGTGTCCTCTGCCCCTTGTTTGTGGTATCTTGCACTAAGAGTGTGGCTAAAATCTTGGTCGATATACATTTTAGCGGGCTTACCTCTTTTTATTCTATGCCTAGTTATAAAATCTACCATTTTTTTAGATAGTATATACTTATCGTCTACGAGCTCGTCTAAACAATCGTATATAGTTTTAACTCTTGGTATAGGTTTGGGGAATGTAAACGCCTTAAAGTCCTTAAAACATACTATAAATACCCGCTCTCGGTGTTGGGGTGCGTTGTAGTCTATCGAGTTTAGTACATTATGGTAGACGTGGTATCCTAGCCCCTCTCGTTGGTCTAGTGTTAGTTGCCCGTTTACCGTTCCCCCTCCGTTACTTAATATATCTAGTATAGTATAAAAGGCTCTACCGTTGTCTACGCTCATTAACCCCCGTACGTTTTCTAATACTACTACTTTAGGTTTGTTAGCTTGTATAAACTTTACGCACTCAAAGAAAACCGTACCCCGTACGTCGTTAAAGTTTAGGCGGTTACCCGATAAGCTAAAAGGTTGGCAAGGAAAACCGCAGAAATACAAGTCTAAAGGCTCTAGGTATTTAGAGTTATCCCTCTCTCGTATATCGTTGTACATTTTTTTAGGTGTGTGTAAACCTAGATAACCTTTACGGGCGTACTCGTTTAGCTCGCTCGCAAACTCCAGGCGGTAAGGTTTACCTAGTCTATTTAGTGCTACCTCAAAAGCACCTAACCCGCTACAATCCCCCGCTATCTTCATTTAAAAAGTCTTTTAAGGTTGTAACGGTACTACGTTCTTTAAAGGCTTGCTTATGTATTGCGTCCTCTTGTTGTCGTATTGTAACTATGTTACCCGTTCGGTCTATGTCGTATTTATGTAACCACTCGAATAATATACCCCCGTCTATACGGTCGTATACTTTACCATACTTACCCGTTTTACCGTGCTTAAAACATAGCCCTATATCGTAAATATTATAATGTTTAAACTCATTAAACAACATTAGCGAGGCGTCTAGTATTTGGTTGTCAGACATAGAGCTTTTAACATTGTACCACTCTAGTACCTCTATTATTAATATACTAAGTACGTCTATTACCTTTTCGTTGCCTTGCTCTTTGCCTAGTTTTGTTAGACTTTTAGGCTTATGTTTTAGGGTTATGTGTGCCAGATCTTTAGTATTAAGGCTTAACACTTGCACCTTAAAAGCCCTAGGGTTTTCTATTATATTTACCTCGGTAAATTTAGTTACCGTAGTGGGTAGGTTATTGGTATTTGTCTCGTAGTTTGTCCCTAAGAGGGCTATTGCTTTTTTGAACTTGTCCGCCTCCATTTTTTAAGTCGTTTATTATGTTAGTTAAATTCGAGTTAATTTGTGCTAGTTTAATTTGCTTTTGTAGGAACGGCTCGAGCTTGTCCCAACTATTTAAGATATACTTAAAGCCGTCTACTACCGTTTCGTCTGCTAACCCTTTAGAGTTTGCCGACTTTTTTAAATAAGTTATAATTTGTTTTAAGGCGTTACCCTCTGCCCCGTTTATTTTTGCGGGCATATCTAACCTATTTTTAATAAAGGCGTCGTAGACGCTAACGCAGTCCGTATATATGTGTTTACTATTTGGTTTACTATTTGTAGTTTTAGTATTTGGTATAGGTTTAACCGTTTGCGTAATTGCTTTTACCCGTTTGGTGGTTTGCTTTTCACGTTTCGGGGTATTGCTTTTTACGGTTTGGTGAATTGTTTGATAGTCTACAAATGCGTACCATTTTGTACGGTCGTATTTAGCCTTGTTATAGTTACCTACTATAACCACCTCTTGAGCCTCTAGGCTTTTTAGTATTCTATCGAGTTGCCTAGAACTCCAGAACGGAAACAAAACGCTAAACGCTTTAACGGTATTGTAGGTATATGTCCTACCGTCGTACTCGTTTACGCCGTTGGCTTTGTTTTTACTTATCCAATACAAAAGGTTGCGTATTACTATTGCCTCGTCTACGCCATATTTTACGGCGTGCTCTACGCAAAAATTATATTCCATTGTTTAGGTGTTTTAAGACTTTCGTAAAGGGTTGCTTTGTGGCTTTCGATATTTGTACCGCATACTTTACGAACGCCGTAGGGTCGTTACATATTTTATCTACTGTAGGGCGTGTTACTTTTAACGCCTTGGCTATATCTGACTTTGTACTAAAATGTTTAAATAGGTATAGCTCTTGCCTTGTTTTAGGACTGTATAAGTTCATAGGGTATTCTTTTACGTTTAAAAAAAAAAGCCCCCGTAGGGGCTCTATTTAAAAGGGTAGGTTTTCGTTTTCTGTAGCCTCTAGGTTGTTTACTGCTTTATCGTTTGTAAACTCCTTAGAGAATTGTACGGCGTCGTTTCCGTTTACAAATTCTACGAAACGCTCGGCGGTTTTCATAACGTCCTCTATACTTGGTTTTAGTTTTGGGTCTATAGCCCAAAAGTCTACCGAGGCTTTTAGCATACTTTGGCGTACTATCTTAGTTTGTACGTCGTCAGACTTACCAAAGCTACCCGAGGCGTTACCGTAAGGCGTGCTAGGTTTAGCGTATACGGGCTTAATCTTAGGGAATTTACCGCCGTAGTATTCGTAGTCGGTGGTAGTACCTACCTCGAATTTGTTTTGTTCTTTATGAATACTAGAGTATTCGCCTACGTCTCCGTTATCAAAACTTATCTCGAATTTGTAAAAGGTTTTACTACCGTCGCTAGTTTGCCAAGTTCCGTTAGGCGTTACTAGTTCAATCTTTGCGTTTTTAATTTCAGCTTGTGCCATTTTGTTAGATTTTAGTTAAAATTAATTTAAATAGGTGGTCTAGTTTTGTGTAGCTATGTTTATGTAAGCCCGCTACCTCGTATTTTCTTAGGGCTATGTCTTTAATATATACGGCTACCTCTCGCTCTCTATTGTGTAGGTGTAGCTCTAACATACTAGTAATATCTTTAGTAGATATATTAGGCTTGTCTTGTACCTCGCTTATCATTGCAAGCATACGATATATAAACTCTTTACGTGTTTCCATTATTCCCATTTTTTAGAGTTAAACGGGTCATTTAAATTGTCTAAAACGGTTACCTCTTCGTAGTACGGTATATCGGTTACGTTCTCTTTGTACATTTTATTAAAATGGTATATGTCTCGTAGCGTTTCTATAAGCTCGTCTTTACCGTGTAGAAAAGCGTTAGAGACTATAAGGTCGTAATATCTATACTCTACCTTGCCGTCGTTAATATGTTTAGAGCTCTCTACGGGCATTACCATACTTTTAGACTTTGGCACGAATACCATAACCTTACCCGACTTAACGGCGTAAGCCTTGGGGGTCTCGCAATTACGGACTAGTCCCCGCTTATTTTGTAGTCTTACTTTCATATCTTGAAGGTATTAAGTTTACAAGGTAAGAGCGGACGCCCTAAAGCCTCCCACTCTTGTACACTATGCGTATTTATATTACGCTTGCCACTCTGCCACTCTTTACGGGCGTGGTCGTATTCTTGCTCTTGTACCTCTACTACTTGTTTTTGGTGCTCGTCGTATAGGTGCGGGTTGCTATTAAATAACTCGGCTAGAAATTTCTCGTATAATCTACTCATTATCTAGGGTTTTTAGTTCGTGCTTTAGCTTTTCTATTACCGCAATAAGTACCCTACGGTTATAAGTATTAGCACCTAATACAGTACCTACCGCTACGGGCGTCTCTACTGTTTCGTCGAGTTCTATATACGTACTATCGTGTACGCTCTCTAACCTCGCTATAATAAAATCTATATCGCTCCTATACATTTTTAGTTTTTAAAGAGTTAATAAGGTTATCTATCTCGCCTACGGGGTCGTAGTCGGGGAACATTGTAACGCTCTCTAGTGGTTTAGATATTAGCGTATACTCGGTTACTGTAGTTTGGTAACCGTATCGGGTCGGTACTTTTTTCGAGGTCTTACTAATTACGTAGCCCTCTTTTATTAGTTTGTGAATGTAAACCGCTAGGCGTGTATTTCCCAGATCAGTAAACGCCTCCATAGTCGTAATAGTTTTACGCTCGGCAAAGTAAGAGAGTAGCCTCTCTCGGTGTGTTGCTTTTTTCATTGCTATAAATTTAGTTAAACTTACCCGAAAGGTAAAAGACTTTTTACATTAAAAACAAATAAAACGTAAATTATTTTTTACAATTCACGCCACCAAGTTAGAGGCTATTTTTAAGCCGTCTAAGAGCTTTACCCCCTCTATGGTATATTGGTATTAAAAAGTATAGATAATAAAAAACCCCGTAAACTCTAGGCTCTAGCGGGGTGTTTGTTTTATTAAAATATATTTATTATATTCCCGCCGTTTTAGTTGTTTATATTGTTTAGTTAAATTAAAAGTCGTCGAGTTTTTGCCTAATGGAACACCCAACGGTAAGAGCTTGGGGGCTTTTATTTTGCCTTAAAAATAATGTGTAAGCCTTGCTATTTGCCCTAGCTTTTTACAATGTATAAAACCCTCTACGGCTTTGGGTACACCTTTAAAACCTTTTCGAGCGTGCCAACTATCCGACCCCGAGGGGCTACGTAAGTACTCGACGGTAACCCCTATAAAGTCTTTAGCGTCTCTATATTTATATTTTATTTTGTGGTGCAAGTGGTGTAAATACCAATACCTAAACTTAGTTTTTGCCCATAGTTGGGGGCTCTCTTGAGCCATAAGTAGGGGTAGGTTATCTACTTTAGCACCGTCGCCGTGCTCTAAACCTATTAGACTGTTACCATAATGGTAATACTTTCTATGCGACGTACCCGCTACTATGTTTACGTCGTCGGTATTTCTAAACCAAGCCTTTAAAGTTTGGGCTAAGTAGTACCCGCTTTGATAATCGTGGTTACTCATAGAGTGCACACAATCAACGGGGGCTACTAGGCGTAGCGTCTCTATAACTTTTACGTATAACTCTAGGGCTATCTCGTAAAATTCCCACCACTTACCGCCGTCCGTATCTTGGTGCGTTCCTTTGGTTGTAGTGTTGTATACATTATCGACGTGTAGTATATCGTTTCCTAGGCACAATAAAACCCTATCTATTCTAAACCCTTGCGACTTATCTATAAGCCCTTGTACCCCCTCTAAAACTCGGCGGACTGCCAGATCTGTAGTATAACCGTCGCCCGTTTCCGTTTCGTTTGCGTACTTGCCTATATGTACGTCGGCGGGGTTTATAACTAGTAAGTACTCGCCGTTGTTTTTTCTTACAATAGGTTTATATATTGGGGCGTGTTCTTTAACGTAGGTAGTAACCTTTTTAAATATAGCTTTATCGTCTTTACCCTCTTTAGTAACTACGCTAAATCGTAATTCGCCCCCCATATTTTGCCAATGCTTAACGCTTACTACGTCTTTTTTATCTATACCCCTCTCGGCTAGGTGTATATCTAGGGCGGTATTGTCGTTAAAATTGTCTAGGGTTTGGGCTCGGTACTTTTGTAGTATCTCGAGCTCGTCGGGTTTTAGTCTATATCTATTATTACGTTTCATTTTTGGAATACGCTAAAACATAAAGGTAGCACCGCAATAAATGATAGTATTATATTCAGCTCCGTTAAGCCGTTAGTAGCCATATCGGTAACGCTAGCGGTAACTAATACCCCCGATACGCTACGCTTTGCACTCCATTTTTGCCCACGTACGCCCTCTTTAAAAACGTCGGCTACCTTGCCTACGCTTTTAGCTATAGCGGTTAGGTGCATTACTTTATACGGTCTCTTACTAATAAGTCTACTAAGCCGTCGAGCTTGGCAAATACTTTGTTGTCTTTTTCGGTTGGTGTTAGGTTTACTATAACCTTAACAAATGCTAGCAAGCCTACCAATAGCTCGCCCCAATTTTGTAGTAAAAAATTACTCATAATATAAGTCTATACAAATGAAACAAAAGGGTAAATACAAATAGTGCCCTACCCCGTCTTTATACTTTTCCGAGTACACCCCTAAGAGTATACCCGTATAAAATCCTATACTAAGCTCGCCCCCCATTAATATAACCAAATTACCCCGCTAGCTAGCGTAGGGTCGTTATCGGCGTGGACGAAACTATTAGCAATACCTATACGGGTAAAACCCGCAGAGAGTAAAGCCTTAACTATTGTAAATCTATCCATAGAGTTAGTACATTTAATATCTACGGCGTGCCCTCGTAGGTGTGCCGAATTTTTAGCCCCGTTTATTTTCGTATTCCAGGCCTCCGACCTCCAACTAGAGGTAATAACAAAAGGTATTCCCGCCGTTTGCCTAGCTACCTCTAGCATTTTTAAAAGCTCTACGTTCATTTTATCGTAACAACTTACGCCATTACATACGAACTCGCTAGGGGTAAAATATTTACTTTTCGTTTTCACGCTTTTGTAAATCTTTAATTTTACAAATAGTATATAATACCGACATTGCTAAAAGTAATAGTTGTAGAGCTTGCTCTACACTCGAAAACGAGATACTAAAAGCGGTTAGGTTTATTACGTTCGTTTCGTCTACTAGATTTTTTAACATTTTTTTCTAAATAGAGTTTTAGCAATTTCTCGTATTGCTCTTTATTGTTTTTACTGCCTTTAGGTCTGCCCATTATTTACAGCAATTCGTTAAAGGGTTAAACGTGCCCCCTCCCGAAATCGTTAGCCCGTTCTCATAGTATACGGTATCTATAGGCGACATATCCGCACCACTCCCGCCCGAGTATTCGGTAAGGGTACTACGGTTATTTGTTAGGTAATCTATTAAACGCTCGCTATAAAATTGGGCGTTGTTACGTTCTTTAGCTATTAGGCTATCTACCTCGCTCTTGCTTATTGGTGTAGCGTTGTCTCCGCTAATTTGTGAGATAGAGCTATTTAGTAGCTTATTAGATAAGTACGGGTATACCTCGACTAAAGACCAATACATAACCGCTCGCCTAATATAATTATCCATAAGCGTAGCGTATGCCGTAGGTAAGCTAGCTATATTAGTTTTGAGATAGTCGTAAAGGTTTGTACCTAGTATTGGTTGTAGGTACTTGTCTTGAGCGGTAAGTATAGCGGGTAAAAAATATTTTTCGTCTATATTGCCGACTTGACTATAAGCCTTTATATAGTCGCTATCTATAAAAATTACTTGCGTAGGTAGTGCCATAGTTTAAAATATTGCTACTATATCCGTAGCGGTTGTACCTTTTGAGTATATACGTTTAATTTTTAACCAATCTATATACGTGCCGTCTTGTATGTTTTTTAATGTAACCGTTGTACCGTTTTGCGTAACTACTTTTAAGTGCCCGCCCGTACCTACGTAGACTTTAAAATCTACGTCGCTAACGTCTACGCTATCGCTAGGGCTTACCGCTTTGGCTAGCCCTTTTTGAGTTCTACACGCTTGGTCTTTTTGTACTTTAGTTAATGCCATTATTTACCTTTGTGTTTTAAGCTACCCCTATTAGGTAGGTCTATAGTTGGTTTACTTGATTTTCTCCACCCTCTAGGGTTTGTTATACCCGTACCTCTAGTATTAGGGCTTACCTCTTCGTCGTTTTTTAGCCCCTCGTTTGGTAAAAACTGCCCGCTAGCGTTTCGTTTACGTTTCCATACTTGGCGTATAAATTTATGGTGGCAATAAACCCCGCCTTTGTATTCCCAAATACTATACGTGCTTTTGCCACTTGGGGCAAACTGCCCATTTATACCCTCTTTACCCATTTTGATAACGTCCTCGTACCGATACGATACCCCTAGCTTTGCGTTACTTACCATATTACGGCAAAATAGCCTAGAGTTTTCGGCTATATTTCTACTATATCTATAGCGTACTTTATATAGTCCCTTATCGGTTTTACTTTTGTCGTCGGGCGTTGCGTATCTCTTAAAGAACTCGTAAGGCTCGGCGTTAAATTCCGCCTCTATTTGTATGTCGTCTACGTCTACCTCTTCTATTAGTTCCCAAGCGTTAGTATTTATAACCTCGCCTACTTTGTCTAGGTGTTCTAGCCATTGTATAGCGTCGTCGTCGGTTAGTTCTATCTTGTCTTTTTTGCCTAACTCTTCTAGGCTTAGTGCCAGATCTTTAGACTTAAAAAAACCCTTTGCAACGTCGGGCGGTAACTGTAAAAACTGTATCAAAAATACAATAGCTTGTTGTTCGGTTAGTATACCCTCTTGTACCTTGGCTATTATATCTATCGCAGAGCTAATTTGTTCACCGTTATAACTAGCGTCAACTTGTTCTATTTCCTCTTCGGCTACTTTCTCGTCGGCTAGTGGGTCGCTTATAGGCGTGTCTAGTTCGTCGTTTGTTTCCTCTATTATTTGCTCTTCGGCTTGCTCTTCGGTAAACGGTTGGGCACTTTCAAACTCTAACTTTATACCCTCGCCCGCTTCAAACATAATAAGCTCTAAAGCCTCTACTAGTAAATCCCTATAACCACTTACTACGGTCTCTTCAAATAATATACTAGCGGTTTTTAGTTCGTCGGCATTGTTACCAAGTCCCCCGCCGTCAGAATTTACCCCGAATAGTCTAGGGCTTACAACTCTATGCGAGACCATTACCTTGCTAGTAATTTCTTTACTTAAAAACTCGTATTGTTTATCTGCGTCGCTTAGTGCAAAGCTCGTAATTTCGGGGGCGTTTGCTCTATCGTCAGAAAATGAAAGTATAAATTTACCCGCATTTTTAGACCCGCTTAGTTCGTCCTCTATTTGGCGTTTTACCTCTCGGCGTTTCTCTTCGCTTGGTATACCTTGGTTAAACGATAGTAAAAAACTAGGGGCTAAACCGTTTTGTATGTTTGCTAGGTGGTACTCGCTTACGTTCTTATCTAGGTTAATGTAATTTAGTCCCCCTTGGTAGTCGGGTTTAGGGTAATAGTAAGACCCTACGCTATACATTTTAAAGCACGCTATTTGATTGGGGTAGGCGTGTTTTTGTTCGGGGTCGAAAGCCTTTATTTTGTCAAAGCCCGCCTTTTTTACGTTAGCCCAATTTTTAGAATAGTAGTAATAGTCTACCTCGCCGTCGGTATCTTCGCCCGTTCTCATATTTTCAAACGGTATATGCTCTACCTCTGTAATAGTTGTACGGTCTAAGCTATATACTATAGATAAATAAAAACCGCCTTGTACTTTTAAGTCTAGTACGCACTTTTGAATAGTGTTTTTGCCTATACCTTTGTCGAATAGTTGTAAAAACTTAGCCCACGCCTCTACCTTTTCGTCTTTGTCGGGGCTTGTTACCCCGTCGCCGTATATCCAAGAGGCTATAGAGTTACAAAGGGCATTATGTACGCTACTCTTTTGGTAGAGTTCTATAAGATAGTCGGGGTAGTCATTGCTTGCCCCGTAGCTTACGTACTCGTTAGAGCCTTTTACTTGCTCGCTATCGTCGGTATACTCGTAAGAGTTGCTAAACGTGTGTAGGTTATTACTCATTTTTATAGCTTATTACAGTAGGTATAGTTTGCGTATCTGCGTTATAGTATGTATTAACAAAGTCGTAGTTTTCGTATACCATAGCTAGCCCCGTGTCGATTAATACCCTAGCGTTTTGGTTACTCTTACCCTCTACGGTTGCGGGGTATTGCGTATTTTCTAAAACGCCGTATACATTATACACGTATTTACCGCCCCGCTCCAGATCTATAGCCCCCGAACGGCTAGACGTATCGAGGTATAAGTCGAACTTTAAAAATCTAGCGTTACTAGAGTACCCCGATAGAACTAGTAGGGTATCGTACACCTTACCCGTTACCTCTTCGACAAGCTCAAGCATATAATAGCTAGGGCTCGCTAAATCCGTCGGGGTTTGGTGTGTAGAATTTGGTAAGTAAACGGGGTTACTAGCGTCTATAGAATTACTAAAGAGGTTACTAGAATAGTTTACCGTTACCTTATTCCGATAGTTTGGTATTCTTTTTAGTAGTAACATTTTTTTCGGTCTCGAATAGGTTAGGGTCTAACTTTAACGCTACGTTATATATGTCGTTAGGCATATTATCGCTTAATATAGTCTTTTTAGGTATATAAATACAAGAGCCTACGAACTGTTTTTTTAACTTTTTACGTGCCATAATTTTAAATAAAAAAAAGGTAAGAGAGATATATACCCCCTCCTACCTTTTTAGTTTAACTAAATCTTATACGCTTATATTTGCGTCGCCGATATTTGTATCTTACTAGCCGTTATACTCGTAGGGTCTGTACCCATATTTATAGCGGGACTTGTACCCATTGCCGAAAATTGTAAGGTAAACCCGATAGGGTCGCTTAGTGCTTTGTCGCCGTTATGAATAAAAGAGCCACCCGTACAACGTGCCATTTTAGTAAAGTCTAAAAGGTAGTATACGCCGTTATTATCTCTTACCATAATTTGCCATATACCCGCTACTATGTCCTCAAATAAATCTATAGTAGTGGCTTGTACACCTCTACAAACTATTTCTAGGTCTTGTTGATATGCTACCCCGCTCTCGCTAGTTACTATAGTTTGGTTAAAATTACTTTGGTATTTATCTAGGTCAATATCGAACCACGTACCTACCGTAGCACTAGCCGTAGCTACTGCCGTGGCTACCCCCGTAGTAACTGTAACGCTACTAAGTCGGTCGGCGTCGATACCGCTAATTAATAGCATTTTATCTATACCCCCTACGTCGTTTTGGCAAAGTATACCTTTACCCGTTGCAATCGAACAACTCATAATTAATATTTAATAGGTTATAAAAAGGCGGGGCAAAAGCCCCACCGTTATAAGTTGCTCTACGTTACGTTAATCGTCGTACCTAAAATACAATCAGTATTAACGCCCACTTGTGCACCAATACCGAAACGCATAACTAACTGTATGTAGTCGCTCCCGTCGTATTGGTAGCGAGGTATTACGTTTACCTCTGTAGCGTCAGTACCTAAGTTAGTACCTACAAACATATTAGAGGACTGACCCAATAAGATACAAGCGTCAGGCATACCGTACGCCATCTCTACGGGAATACCTAAGTATGTTAAACCGATAGACATATAGTCATTATCGTACCCCTTTTGCATATATCCAGAACCTAACGCAGATAACTCTTGAGCGTAAAAGCCGTAAGTTTTAGGCGAGACTAAGAATTTAACGTCCTCTTTTTGTAAGATAGCGGGCGAAACTGCTACCGCTTTAGCGTATACGTCGCCTAAAGCGTCCGCCGTGTTAGACGAGCTTAAAGCCGTACCCGTTTGTAATCTTGTCCAATTCGTTAAAGCTCCGTTTAAAACTCTACCCGCTTTAACTCCCGTACTATCTATAGTACCGTCGTCAGAAACTAAACCAATACCTAAAACGGTAGAACCTTGGTAGATAAAAGCCTCGAT